TGAATCGGTCTGGCAATACGAATGCGATCTATCCGCCGAGCGGGTACACGATCAACAACACGACGTCGGTCAATATTTCGACGGCCAAGTCGTGTCTCGTGATCTATCTCGCGGGCACGACCGAGTTCTACACTGTTCCCATCGTGCCGACCTAGCCAATGAGCCTGCTCACTATCGTTCAAAACGCCTGTCGGCGCGTCGGCCTAGCCGTGCCGTCATCGGTCGCATCCAGTTCGGATGCGATTGCCGTGCAGATGCTCGGCATTCTGAACGAGGTCGGCAACGCGCTGGTCAAGCGGCATGATTGGTCAGCGCTGACCAAGGAAGGAACGTTCACGACCGTTGCGGCGGAAACGCAAGTAGCCGCCGTGACGACAACGTTCACCGACTTCGACCGCTACAAGCCGGACACGATGTTCAACCGGACGACGGTCAAGAAGGTGTTCGGGCCGCTGGACAACACGGAATGGCAGGCGCAGAAGGCGATCACCGTTACACCGGCGTACAGCTATTTCCGGTTCCGTGGCGGGGCTATTCTGTTTCTCCCGACGCCGACTGCGGGAGAGAGCGTCTACTTCGAATACATCGCCCGGAACTGGTGTCAGTCGAGCGGCGGCACGGCCCAAAGCGCCTTTGCTGCTGATACGGACACGGGCATTCTTAGCGAGGAGTTGCTGACCCTTGGCCTTGTCACGTCATGGCAGCAAGCCAAGGGGCTTGAGTATGGTGAGAGCTTCCGCCGGTTCGAGATGCGACTGGCGCAGGAATCGGCGCAAGAAGGGGCGAAGCCGACATTGGATATGGGCTCGCGTCCGTGGCGGTTGCCGGAAGGAAACATCCCCGAAGGGAGTTGGTCGTGACGCCCCTTGAGCAGGCGATGCTGAGTCAGCGCCCGTGGTTCGATCGGAGGACGGCAGAGCAGCTTCAAGCACCATCCCCGATGACGAATGAGGAGTTGATCTCGGCAATTCGGAACTTTGACCGCCCGCAAGCCGAACTGCGCAGCTTCGATCCGCTTGCTAGCGATATGCGCCAAAATATGTTGGCGGAGGCTCTTGGCGCATCCAGAGCGCAGCGCATTGATGAGGGGCTAGCGTGGGTTGATCCGGTAAGCCCGCTCATTGACACGATGCAGCGCCAACAGCGTGGCGAAGATATTACGCCGCTTGACTATATGCTCCCTATTGCTGGACTGGCAGCGCCAACGGCGGGGAAAGTTGGCGCGCGGTTTCTCGACGATCTCGCCCGCGTCGTCCCGTCCCGTGCGCCGGGCTGGGCTCCTCTCCCCGCGCAGGAAATGGCGGCGGGTCTAGATCCCGCTACCTTCATTGGGCCAAAGGCGCGGACATGGAACAGGGAGGCGGCGGAACAGGCAGCACGACTCCTTGAAGGAGGCGCGAGCCCTGAGGATGTGTGGCGGCAAACCGGAACGTGGCGGGGCCCGGACGGGATGCTGCGGCAGGAGATTTCGGACGAGGCGATGCGCATCACGGGGCCTCTGACGCTGCGCGGCGAGCCGAGGGGCGGCGTGGCGGGCCAGATCATCGACAATCCGGAGCTTTACCGCGCCTACCCGGAGCTTCGCGGCCTCGGCGTCACGACGCGCACGCCCAAGGAAATGCATTTCCCATCAGGGGCCTACACGCTCGCCGATGGGGAGCGCGTGCCGTCCATCAGCATCGTCGCGCGCACGCCGGAGCAAGCCGAGAACATCGCGGCGCATGAGATGCAGCACGCGGTGCAGGAGATCGAGGGGTTCGCGCCCGGCGGCAGTCCGGCGGGATACGGGCGCACCGCCCGCGAGGAATACCGCCGCATCGCTGGCGAGGTCGAAGCGCGCGATGTGGAGGCGCGGCTCCGCATGACGCCTTCGGAGCGCCGGGCGCAGGTGCCGGGCGCGTCGCAGGGCATTCCGGCGGAACAGCAGATCGTTATCACACCAGAAGGCAGGAGATTGAAATGGACGCGTTAACGCAGGCCATGATGCAGCAGAGGGGCGGGGCCATGCCCAATAATCAAGCAGGGGTGCCAAACTATCCTTATCAGGCGGGCGGCGCGCCTGATGTTCCGGCAGTGAATCCAATGGCGCGCATGGTGCAGCGTATCATGCAAAAGGCGCAGTCTGGCGTTCCGCTAACCCCGCAGGAGGAGGCAATCCTATCCAGCATGATGCAGGGCGGAGCAGGTGTCGGCGCGCCCAATCTCCCGCAAGGGATGCCGCGCTAGGCGTCATGCTTCAGCCGCTCAGGCACGCGCGCGGCTCGCGCGTCTCGCGGTCGGTTGCCATTCCTCCTCCGGTCGGCGGATGGAACGCGCGCGATGCGCTGGACCAGATGAAGGCCGAGGACGCAATCGTTCTCGATAATTGGTTCCCGGCGGAGAACGAGATCGTCTCGCGGCGCGGCTACGCGGAGCATTGCGACACGGGCGAAGGTGCGGCAATCGAGAGCATTCACGAATACGCGGGTGATGGCTCGCGCGTTCTGATCGCTGGATGCAACGGAAAGCTGCTTAACGTCTCGACTTCGACGGTTTCGTCTCTCGCGACCGGGTTTACCGAAAACCGCTGGCATGGGACGAACTACAAGGATCGGCTGTTCCTTGTGAACGGGACAGACACGCCGCAGACCTATGACGGATCGTCCGTGGCTGGTGGAGGGTGGTCAGGTTCCGGGCTGACGGATACCAATCTGATTGCCGTTCACGCGCACAAGGAGCGGCTCTACTTCATCGAGAAAAACACAACCAATCTTTGGTACGCGGCTTCCGCCGGAAACGTGACGGGCACGCTCAACAAGTACGATGTCGGCGCACTTGGAAACATCTCCGGCAAGCTGGTCTGTATGGGCACGATCACGCAGGACGGCGGCGACGGCGTGGACGATCTGTTCTGCGCGATTACATCTTCCGGCGATGTAGCGATCTTTCAGGGGTCGAACCCTGGCGATGCAAATGCGTGGTCCCTTGCGGGCATCTTCCACATTGGCGCGCCGATTGACGCGTTTTCGACGCTGAAAGTCGGCTCCGATCTCGTCGTCATTACGCGAGACGGATTTGTTCCTCTGACGCGCGTGCTTCCCTTCGGGCGATCGAACCAAACGAACGCGATCTCGGACAAGATCGCCCATGCCGCGCAAACAGCGGTCAGCCAGTACGCGGCCAACGAGGGCTGGCAAATCCTGCTCTACCCGGCGGGGCAGCAGCTTTTGTTTAACGTGCCGACGAACTCGACGACGCGGCACCAATACGTGATGAACACCGAGACGCAGGCTTGGTGCCGATACACCGGCATCAATGCGAATTGCTGGGCGCTGTTCAACGATAGTCCGTATTTCGGCGCTGCGGATGGCGTCGTTTACGAATGGGACACGGGGTATGACGATGATGGCTCGGCCATCGTCACCGATGCGCAAACCGCGTGGAACTACTTCGGCGATCGCGGATCGCTCAAGCACTTCAAGATGGCGCGATTGCTTTTGGTCAGCGACGGACAGCCCGGTCTGGTGATCGGCTTCGGTGCTGACTTCAATACGATCGTTCCGACGAACACGGTTACAACGCCGAGCGATACGACTTCGGCGGTGTGGGATGAGGCTGTCTGGGACGTTGCCATCTGGGGCGGGGCCGAAACGTCGAATGTTGTTTGGCAGGGCATTACCGGGATCGGGTATTGCGGCCAGTTGCGCGCGCGCACGTCGAACGACGACAGGCTTGTCAGGTGGCGTTCGTGGACGGTCGTGTATGAATCGGGCGGTCTCATTTGATGACGCTTCGGCTGTTTTTCGACAATCAGCCAGCCGTCGCGAATTGGGTTGCGCAGCGGATACCGAACATCCGTTCGCGCTTCGGCTTCGATCAATGCACGGCCATTGGCGTTGTTAGAAACGGCATCGCAGCGGCTGGCGTGGTGTATTATCAGTTCGACCCCGGCGTGAATTGTTGCGTCGCTATCGCTGTCGATGACAAGGCTTGGGCCACACGCGGCATTCTGCGGGGCATCTTTCATTATCCGTTCGAGCAAATGAAAGTCCGGCGGTTAACGGCGATGATCGGCAAGAAAAACACCGCGTCGCGGTCGCTGTGCCAGCGCCTCGGCTTCACCGAGGAAGGCAATGTGCGGTGCGGATGGGACGGGCACGAACACATGATGATCTACGGGATGCTCCGCGAGGAGTGTTTCTGGCTATACGGGAAAGGCGAAAATGGGACTGTTAACAAACGCAATGAAGCCGCTCGCGCTCGAAGCGCGGAGCAGGCTGCAAGCGAAGTCAGCGGCGTCGCAGCCTAGCGGCAACTATGCCCAGACCGGTGGCGTTGCGCAGGATTTTGCGCGCCCGTCATGGTGGAACGATAGCGCGCCGACTTCGGCAAATTACGCCACGCCGTCTTGGTGGGGCGATGCGGGTCCTGGCGCGGATAGCTACGCCACGCCGTCATGGTGGCAGGACGTTGTTCCCGCGCAACCGACGCAGCAGACGGCAACGCCGCTTGCGCAAGCTTTGACCCAACAGCGATTGGGTAGCGGGCGCAGGCCGCTCAGTATGCACGCTAGGTTTTACGAGCGGAGGTAACGATGGGAAAGTCGTCGCCAAAACCACCCCCCGCGCCCGATCCCGTCAAAACGGCGCAGGCGCAGGCGCAGGCCAACAAGGAGGCTATTCAAGAGAGTGCGCGCGTCAACTCATACAATATGTATACTCCTTGGGGCGCGGTGACGTACACGAAAGATTCGACCGGCGTTCCGACTGCGCAATACCTCCAACTTTCGCCGGGGCAGCAATCGCTTCTCGATCAGCAGACGGCAATTTCTGGCGATCTCGCCAATCAGGCACAAATCCGTGTGGACCAACTCCCGACAGGGCCGTTCAATCTTGACGGGATTACGCCGCTGATTTCGCAGGGCGATGTTCAGCGATATGCAAGCGATCAGGCGGATGCATTCTACAATGCCAGCGCGCGGCGGCTGAACGATCAGTTCGCCAAAGACAGGGCGTCGCTCG